TATGCTGGATAAACCCAATTCTTTCTTTTGCCAAGATGCTTCCATTTAGCGAAATCATTTTCATTATCTACTTTTCGCCCAGAGAATCCAATAATTTGTTTATTCTCATCATAGATCGGGAAAACCATTCTACGATACATCTGTCCTACGCCAGCAAGACCGACTTTGAAAAACTTTTGAGTAGTTTCTGAAATTGATTTATTTTTATAAAAATTATAATTTGGAAATAATCTTTCTAGTGCTGATTCTGGGTAAATTTTTTCCATTTCAATTAATTCTTTATTTTCTGTATAAACATATGTTTCGCCTTTTTGAATTCCATCTAAGATTGTTTTTAATCTAGATCTATCATCTCTAAGAGTAAGCTGTATTAAGGCTTCTAAAGGTTTTGAGCCTTTGTTTTCAATATAGTCATTCCATACTCCTGTATTTTTATATATCTGAACTGCTGTTCTGTTATCACCATTTCTATAAATGGCGCTAGTTCTCCAGTGGTTTCCGCAATCAATAAGATTGTAGCCTATTGACTCAAGAACTTCTTTGATCTTATTAGAATCTATCGAAATTGGGGATTTGGTCGTTGCTGTCTGTGTCATCTAGTTCTTCGTCTCCTTCTAGTGTTCTTGAAATATCCCTCAGATCTCCCCGCTCTACAATGTTAAAATTAGCGAATTCCAAATTAACAAAATTCTTACGAAGCGTATCGCCAATTCGAACTGGTTCGATTGCGCCAGCAATATCCTTGCCAAGATGTCTTGCTTTGACGTTGATTAATTTATGAGTTCCGAATCTTACCCCCTCTGTTTGGATTTCATCGGCGGTTTTGTTTCTAAGGATAAACATGTGAGAACAGAATTGGGTAATGCGGTCTGAAAGAGATACAACGCTCTCATCGTCAATAACATTTGCTGACATTCTATTGTTCGTAATACCGCTCCTATTCGATTGAACCGAAGTTATCATGGGGATTACTGGATTACCATCTTCAAGAATCTCTTTTTGGATACACTTCTTAAATTTATCAACCATCTCACCAACAGTTTGCCACTCACTTTTTCCAGCACTAGATTCTGAAGTTGTTTTAATGTAATCAAAAGAAAAAATCATTTGATTACCACGGCCAACCTTAGAATAATAAAATCTTTTTAATGTATCAACCATTGAATCTACATCCATGCCGCCGACATTATAATAATAGAACTGAAGATGTTTAATCTTCGTCCAAACGCTACGGACCTTATCCACGATATCTTGCCCCGCTCTACGCCAGTTTCCACTCTCAATAAGATGCATTGGAACGCCCGAAAGAGCAGCGCACTGGCGCATTACCAATTCTTCCTTGCTCATCTCTCCATTGTCAAAATGTAATACTGGAACATTATATTTTTCACTAACTCTCGTTGCATAATGCATACAAAATTGTGTTTTACCAACTCCAGAACGAGCAACAATAACTGTGATGTTTCCTGGCCTCAGTAGAGATCCATAAATTTCATTAACTTTTGGATGCGGACCCATCATACCGAACTCCGTAATGGGATTATTGCCCCTCTCTTCAATGATGTCTTCCATGTCAGCGTAGATATTCTCTGGAACGTCCTTGCCAATCTCATAGAGATTAATCTTGGAGTTATAAATGCCATCTGCACACTCGACAATTTGTTGATATGAAGATTCTGGTGATATGGATTTCATCGCCTTTGCCATCTCCTGAGAGGAGTTGAAAATTTCCCTGCGAATAGAAAACTTCTTTAGTTCTTTTGCTGTCTTAACGAGATTTCCCGCTGGAACTTTTCTCAATGCGAGCGACTTAATATAATCAGACGGATTTAAGTTGTCCTCAAAAGATAACCCAATAGAATTAATTCTTTGGGCAATAATGATCTCATCAATCTCGTCGCCAGCATCAATAGCTTGCTTAATAATAGTAAAGATTGCACTATGAAGATTGCTCTGTTCTGAATAAAAATCAGATGCTCCAATAAAATTGGAGATCTGTGAAAAATGCTGCGATTCTTTAATGAGTCCAGCAAGTAATTGTTTTTCTATTTCAAAGTTATAAATCATATGTATATGATAGCACCCTTAATTAACGAATGCAAGATCATTCATCAATCATTTCGGGATCATTGTCTGCTCTTTTAAGATAATCAGTCAAAGCTTTTTTCAAACCTAATTCGGTGATAACGGATTCAAAGCGAGAATAGATCATTGGATATCCCTTTTCGCTTACACACGCAATTATTAATCCTTTATATTTATCCGAATCTCCGCTTAATTCATAGAGTTTATTAACTAAACTTTCTGGAATGTTAAATTCTGGCTGTTCTTCTGGTTCAAATTCTTCCATATTATAAGTATATTTGTTGATTCTCAAAAAATTCCAAACAGATTTTATCTGTTGGGTAAATTTCTACTAATTTTAGATTGTTTTTTTGACAAAATTCATATTTTTTGTCGTCTCTTTTTAATTGTTGTAAATATTTAAGTCTATTCCCATGAAAAAATTTTACAAATTTTGTATGTTGCGCTCCTTGGACTTCTATCATGATTTTTTTATTTGCATTATAAAAATCAAAACTTAATCTTGTCCCAACTAATCTAAATTCTTCAAAAACAATATCATGTTGCCAATATGGCTTTAAGAAATTTTTAGTTTCTAATTGGAATTTGCTTCTACTTTTTTTGTTCCAATCAATTAAATATTTTTTAGGATTTTTAAGGGTTAATTCTCTATCGTTTAATCCAATGAATTTCATTAATTTAAATCTGAAATTGATCGCTTAAAATAACCAATCAAAAAGTCGCATAGTTTTTCATCATCTTCAATTAATTTAAATAGGTTGGCATCACCGTGAACTTTTTCTGGAAACTCTAAGCCGTTTTCGTTAAGAAGCTCTTTAAATTCATCTACAGGATTAATCCATGCGCCTTTCTTTTCTAAGAACTCCCAAGCATAAAGCAAATCTACAATTTCTTTTTGAACCCAAATAGAAGTCCCATTCTTTCGACCATAACGAATTGGATAAGTAATTGTCATGTTGGTTTTTTCATTTGGAGATTTTTTAATTGTCGCTTTGGCGAAATGACCAATGATTGGATTTTTTTTCAAATCAATTGTTTTATTTGCTGGATCTTGCAGAATGAGATCTCCTTTGTATCGAGGCTCAAATTCTACAATATAATTTGCAAAGTGCAAAAGAGCATTGCCTCCTGTCGCGCTTGTTTGGCGAATTGGAGCTTTGGAATATGGGTCGAGCTTAATGTCTGCTCTAACTTGGCTGATAAAAATTGCCATATGGCCGCGCTTTGTCAGGGCGATTGAAAGACGCTTCATGAAATTAGCAGCAATGACTGCGCCGCCAGCTACTTTATTGCTGTCTTCGAAAGACTTATCAAGACCTCCTTTAGTAATAAGACCGTCTACAGAGTCGAGAAGAAAACAATACTTTGTCTTCTGTTCATTTTTGGCGACGAGTTCCCGCATTACTTCAACTACCGTTTCATAGATGTTGCTTTCGAATACGAAACAAGTGCCATCCACCCATTCATCCGCTGAAAATACAAACCGAACGCCAGACCTTTCTCTCATTTCTGGAGAGAGTCTTCCTTCGGCTTTAATGTAAAAGCCTTTGGCGTTTGGAAGGCTATTGCAAAAATTCTTCATAACCTCCAACGATTCTGAAGTTTTTCCTCCCTCATTCATTCCAACAAAACGGTGAAGCCCTGGGCCAAATCCACCGCCCAATTGCAGGTCAAATTGCAAAGATCCGCTTGATACCTTATAATCAATTTCATCTTCAAAATTATAATGATCTTCTTTATTTGTCTTTAAGAAAGATCCTAAAACATTTTGGGATGAAATTGGATCTTTTGCTTCTTTGATTTCTTTAATTTTACTCATTTAAAAATTGTTTTGCTGTTTTTGGTTTGTTAATGATTTTAACGTCTTCTCCTTCTTTATCTCCAATAGAATAATTGATATACTTGCTTTCGTCAATCTTAAAGTTAAATGCTCTAAATTTAAGATCAAGCGTCATTTTCAATTTATCACAAACGATGTATGCCAACGAATCAAATTTCTTATCAAATGAAATAATATTCATAAATTCTTCAGAATATCTTTCGCAAAGATCATTTAAGAACTTCATTTCGCGCATATAAAAAAGACGCTTATCCTTTGTGGGAACAAGCGTCAGTCTAGAAAGGATATCTTTCTTGTTGATTTTTTTCTTTGCTTTCTTTTTAGCCACGCCCCATTTTAAGCTCCTCTAAGTCATTGTCAATCATTTTTTTCACAAGACCTTTAAAATCTGTTTTTGGTTTCCAATTTAATTCATTTCGAGCTTTTGTCGAGTCTCCCCAAAGCAGTTCTACTTCTGCTGGTCGATAAAATTTAGGATTTACTTTGACAAGTAATGTATTTGTTAAATCTGCAAAATCGCTTAAATAATTTGGTAGTTGATACATTTCATTTAATTTTTCACCTATCCATATTCCATCAATTCCAACAGCTTTAAAAGCTAATTCAACAAATTCTTTGATTGTGTGTGTTTCATTTGAAGATAAGACGTATTCATTTGGCTTGTCTTGATTAAGCATTAACCAAACTCCCTCCACAAAATCTTCAGCATCGCTCCAGTCTCTTTTGCATTCTAAATTTCCAAGTTCAAGCGGTTCAAAATTTTCTTTATTTTTTATTGATTTGGCGATACGAGCAACATTTTTTGTAATTTTACGAGTTACAAATTCTTCACCTCTGCGAACTCCTTCATGATTAAATAACCATCCTTGAATGGCAAACAAATTGTATGAATCCCTATATACTTTTACAAGATGTCTAGCAGAAGCTTTTGATGCTCCATATGGACTTCTTGGTCTAAGTGGATGAGATTCATTTTGAGGTATAGTAATAACATCTCCAAATTCTTCTGAAGATCCAGCATTGTAATATCTACAATTTGGTGCGAATTTTCTAATTGCTTCTAATTGATGTAATACTGCCATGCAGTTACCTTGCATATGATTAGTTGGCATATGCCAACTATTTCCTACAAAAGAATTTGCTGCAAAATTAATAAAATAATCTGGTGTATGCTCTCTTATAGCTGATTCAATATTTTGCGAATCAGTTATATCTAAATCAATAACACTAAATCTTGGATTATTTTTTAGGTGTTCTATATTTTTATGATTAGAAACACTTAATCTCCTTGCGCCAGCAACAATAAGATAATCTGTATTATTTAATAGATAATCTGCCATAAGAGATCCATCCATTCCTGTAACTCCTGTTATAATAACTTTTTTCATATATTTTTGTCTCTTTCACTTAAAATTGGATATTCAATCGGCCAGAATATGTTATATTTTTCATCGTTCCATTTTAATGTAAATTGTTTATCGTGATCTACATATTCTCCATGATAAGATAATTTATAATTATAAACACACTCTTCAGATAGAACTAAAAAACTATTTCCTATTCCAGGCGGAATTAATAATTGTTTTTTATTCTCTCTACTTAGAATGAATGTTTTATGTTTTAAATAATCAATAGATTCTTTTCTATTGTCAACTAAAACGCAATACACTTTTCCATATAAGCATGTTACTAATTTAGTGGTATTAAAATCTCCATGTATGCCAACTAATACATTTTTTGATCTAGTGCATATTTTATCATGATCAAATTTTAAACCTAAAAAATTATCTTTATATGTAGTGTATATTTCTCCTCGGAAATCAACATTAGCATCTAATGTGAATTCTTGAATATCTTTTAAACTGGTTTCCATATAATTAGCGTATGCCCTTCTACAAATTTACTTCCATAATTTAATCTTTTTACTTCTAATATTTCTACTTTATTTTCTTTTTCAAGAGTTTGTAGTTTGGCCAAGTAATTTTTTAAATAATTTCTTTTGTTAAAATATTTAATTGTCAGATAATCTAATAGATTATCTTCATCTAATACTTCTTCTATTGGTTCAAAATGAATACAAAGCGCTGGTTTCTTTTCTAAGAAGAAATCAATTATTTGATTATGTTTTTCTCCAATTTGCTCTAAAGATGCAACAGTATATACCAAAGAATCTTTAATGTTAATATTATAATCTGGGTTAAAATAATTAAAATTATATCCTTTTATATTGTCTTTCTTTTTATGTTGAGAATAAAGATCAATAATATTTTGAGATGATTTAGTCCAATCTAAGCCAAAATATTTTTTATCTGAATTATATGTCTCTAATCTGAATAGATGATATCCAGTTCCACATCCAAAATCAAATATTTTATCATATTGATCAATATACTTTAATAATATTGCATCTACAAAAAATGAATTAATATAATAATCAAAAAATTCTGAATGGGTTTTAATTATATTTCCATTAAGTTTAGCTATATTATTTTTTGTGTGATATTTAGGTATCAAATCTGTAAAATTTTCGCTTTTTTGAAAAAGTTCAAAATTTTCTAACCAACCATTTTCCCATTGCGTTTCTCTTGATTCTCCAGCTTTAACTAAATCATTAGATATTGTTTTAATATATTCTAATATATACGATTCATATTCTTCATCTTGTAAATTTTCATATAGCAAATTGCTGGACTCAATATAGTCAATTAATTCTTGATTTGTTATCTTAAAACCTATGTTGTTTTCTATATCTTCAATATTAACTTTGTTCATAATTTTTATACCATTCTATTGCTTTTGAAAGACCCTCTTTGAAATCTGTTTTATTTAAAATTCCAAATTCTTGTTCATATCTACTTATATCAACAAAAGCTTTATCGGGGCTATTTTTTAATTTATTATTTTTTTCT